ACAAGGGAATCTTTAATAATTGATGTTGATGATCGTTCTGATCTTAATCAACAGCAGTATGGTGAGATTTGTAATCTCATTCAGAATTTAGATCCAATCAGTGTTGAAAATGATTGGTTGATTAATACGACTGAGAAATGGTGTCGTGATCGTGCTATATACCTAGCACTTATGGAATCAGTTCAACTTGCTGATGGGCAAGGTGATAAAAATAGAGATGCTATTCCTTCTATCCTTCAGGAGGCATTAGCAGTAAGTTTCGATAATCATGTTGGTCATGATTACATCGTAGATGCAGAAGGACGATTTGAATACTATAGGAAAAAGGAAGACAGAATTGAATTTGATCTCGACTACTTTAACAAAATCACGAAAGGTGGTTTACCTAACAAGACTCTTAATGTCGCGCTCGCTGGTACTGGGGTCGGAAAGTCTCTATTCATGTGCCATGTGGCTAGCTCCGTGCTGCTCCAGGGGAGGAACGTTCTCTACATTACAATGGAAATGGCGGAAGAGAGAATTGCTGAACGAATTGACGCGAACCTCCTTAACGTAAACATCAAAGACATTTCTGAACTTCCGAAGAGTGTTTTTGATACTAAAATCAATAACATTTCCAAGAAGACAAATGGAACCCTAATTATTAAAGAGTATCCTACTGCTTCTGCTCATGCTGGACACTTTAAAGCACTTCTTAATGAACTCGCCCTTAAGAAGTCATTTAGACCTGACATTATTTTCATTGATTACCTTAATATATGTGCTTCCAGCAGGTATAGGGGAAACAGCACTGTCAATTCATATTCGTATATTAAGTCTATTGCAGAAGAACTTAGAGGGTTGGCTGTTGAAGCAAACGTCCCTATCGTTTCTGCCACGCAGACCACTCGTTCTGGTTTTGGTAGCTCTGATGTTGAGCTTACTGATACAAGTGAGTCCTTTGGTCTCCCTGCTACTGCTGATCTTATGTTTGCCCTTATTTCTACAGATGAGCTTGAGGAGTTGGGACAAATTATGGTGAAGCAATTAAAGAACAGATACAATGACCCCACAATGAATAAAAGATTTGTGGTGGGTATTGATAGAGCAAAGATGAGATTGTTTGATTGTGAGCAGTCAGCACAAGACGACATCCTTGACAACGGTAAGGATGAGGAGTATACTTATGAGGAAAGTAAACCAAACCTAAAAGATAAGTTTGGAGCATTTAATTTCTAATGGGACTCACTACAAGAAAAATGCAATCTGAATTGGTTGCTAAAGAACCTCCTCACTATTATGAGATGACTTTACCTAATGGGTCAAAGCGTCATTGTGGAACACTGAGAGATGTTGAATGCATCTTAAGCATATATCCAGATGCGGTCTATGCTAAAATACTTCTACCGCATCCACCACAAACAGTTGATGTGCCTTACGTTGCAGTGGCACCAGACTTTGAACTTCCTATGCAACAATCACTCCCCCAATCTGACCTACAACCTTTAGAACTATGAGTAATGTTGATACCCAAAAGTATGTTGAATTCGTTGATGCGGTTACATCACACGAAAGCAAAGACTATGAAAGTTTCATCTATCGTCTTGAGCAACTTGAAGAAGAAGACTTTCCTACCGAGCGACTGCTTACTGCTGCTGTAGGTATGTCTGCGGAAGCAGGTGAGTTTACTGAGATTATTAAGAAGACTATCTTCCAAGGCAAACCTGTAACTGAAGAGAACCTATTTCATCTGAAACGTGAACTGGGTGACATCATGTGGTATGTTGCTCAAGCATGTATGGGTCTTGGTACTTCTCTCGATGAGATTATGGAGATGAATGTTGAGAAACTGAGGTCTCGTTATCCTGGTGGAGAGTTTGATGTTCACTATTCTGAGAACCGTAAAGAAGGAGACCTATGAGTAAAAAATCAAAGAAGAACTCCAAAGGTGATACTTGGGAGTGGGAAGAAACACCAGAAATGCGTGAAGCATTAGAAAGATTACATCAAAACATTCGAGAACTAGAAAAGAAAAACGCACCTGATTACGGAGTAGGAAAATGAAACTATTAACACTTGAGGATTATGAAAAGGCAGGAGAAACATTCTGGCCTAAGTATCATTACGTTGCGAAAGAAATTGGTGAAGATGCAAAACCAGAAGACATCCTGAAAGTAATGGAAGCAATCGGAGGTGTTGCATTAAAAGTTGCACTGGAAGAAAAACTTTCTGGTCCTTTTGGATTTAACAAGAAAAAAGAAGAAAACACCGAGACCCTTTGAGGGTCTTTTTTTATAAATAATTTTTATAATAGTTAATTATCAAAGATGGATTCTAAAGAACTTAGAAGTTTGATGGAAGCATACCAGCAAATCAATGCTCCTCAAGAAGTAGAAGAAGTTGAGCAGGTTGATGAGGGTAAATCCGATCGTCCTCTTGGAGTTATGCACCACTTTGCCCGTGGTGTGAAGCAAAAGAGAGGTGCTAAGAAAGATGAGGGTGGTAAGTATCTAAGTATGCAACACACCAAGAAGCAAAACAAGAAGGAAGCAGATGCTGATGCTTATAGAGAAAGACAAAGAGTACAGACTAAAGGCACTTGGTATCGTGAAGAATTAGAGCAGGTTGATGAGGCAGATTCTTTAGCAGCAATGCAAGCAAGAAGAGAAAAGCGTCTTGCTCGCCAAAGAAAGCAAATGGGCACTTCCTCAACTGGTCAAGACTTTGGTCATGACTATGGCATTTCTTCTGCCGAGCGTAAGAAGAGACAACAAGCAGAGTTTGATAAGTTTGTTGGTCGTGGTAAGAAGACTACGAAAGAAGAAGTCGAGAACGTAGAAGAAGGTCTCAGAGATAAAGTTGGTGAGAAAGTCAAGAAGCATATTAATAAGTATGCTTACAAGCAGGGAATCCATAACAATCCTGGTTGGTTAAGAAAACCAGAAAAGAGAGCTGCTCTCAACAAAGCAGTAAGAGACGACATCAAAAAGAACCCAAAGGCAGCAGTTCAGTATGCTGCTGGTGAAGTAAAGAGAAAGGTAAAAGAGAAACTCCGTAAGGAAGAGTATCTTGATGAAACGGGTAAACGCGATCAGGGGATTCGCGATAGAATTGCGATGTTTAAAAAGGGTAATATAGAACATACCCCACCTAAAAACTGGGACCCCGATGCCAATCGTGGTAAAGGTGCTACTGTAAGTCCTAAGCAAGCAGAGAAGCGTCGTCGTAAGGCACTCCGTTCAGAAGAGTTCGATGCTTTTGATGTTATCCTTGAGTTTCTGATTGATGAGGAAATCGCACAAGATATTCAGGAAGCAAACTGGATTATGGCGAATGCGATTACTGAAGAGCAGATTGATGAAATCTTAGGAATGTTCAAAAAGAAGCCTGAAAAAAAAACTGAATACGCAGGAAGGTCTATGGAACCAGTGAAAAAAGATCCTGGATACACTGTAGATAATAGAAGACCTGAGGTTTCAGTTTCTACTTATGGTAAAGGTGGAAAGACTGATAAGTTTAAGACAAGAGGTAGAGTTTGATTTAGAGACCTCCCAGAAATGGGAGGTTTTTTCATAAATAGTTAGAAAAATGCTTAACCGAGGAGATATATACGAGAGATACATTTTTAAAGAACTCTTAGATAGTAATCTAACAAAACTTCAATATAGTCCTGCAGGAGCAGATAAAACTAAACCAGATACTAAATTTTTAGTCAATGGTAAAGCATATAATCTTGAAATAAAATTAGATCTTAATGTTGATTTTGGTCAGGGTACATTGAGATATAACTTTAATGAATTTAAGTGGGAAGTTTTTTCCGAAAATCAAGAAATGCAAAGTATATTAGAGTATTTTTCTATAGATGAGTATGCAAATTCTGTATGGAAAAAAATACCTAATAGAGTTGGAAAGGATGATATTGGAAGGGATCCCAAACCAATATCAAAATTATCAAGTTCAGAATTATCTGAAGACAGAAAAAACTTTCAATCGAAATTTAAACGTATTAGTGGTAAAAATCCTATAGCTCAATATTATAATTCTAAAGATACTTATTACATACAAATTGGAGGTAAATTTAAGAATGGTTTTTATTACATGGGATCTGACCCTGCAAATTTAGGCGTTCCTGAATTTAAACCTACAGAAACTCAAATCAGAATAAGAAACAAAAATGGTAGGTTCACTACGGCACTTATCTTAAGAGCAGGAACTATCCAGACTTCTGATTATGATATAGAAAAGAGTGTTAATTTTATATTAAATGCAGGTAGATAATGCCTAGAAAACTAAGCAAGGCCAAAAAAGCACCATCTCTTTTAGTATCTCAAAGGAGAAAATTAGAAGAGCAGAGAAGAAAGAAAGCAGAATCTAGAAGTAGTCTTGATATTCTCCACGAAAGAATTGAAAATCTTTCTGACCCAGAAGATATTATGGTTGAGATAATTGATGTTTTTGAT